GTCTTATAGTTGAAGTACATTAACGTAGCGGTATCCTTATAGAAAATATCATTCTCGTAAAACTGAGCTGTGTTGTAATAGTCGTACCAACTCTGACTGTACTGAGAGATTTTTTCTAAATCCTCATTAGTAAGTGATTGGTCAATCTTGCTCAACTCAACAATAGGTACGGTTTTAATCTCACCCCAATAAAAACAATCTTTAAAGTGTGGGTCTTCAGTATAACTATATACTACATTTGCAGGGTCTACATAGCTTACTTTAACTCCTGCTCCCGGTAAGAACTCATGCTTTGCTACACCTATACCTAATACTGTAAGGTCGTAGTCAAATCTTTTTCTTAGGTCCGCGTACTTATTCTCTGAGAATAAAGTATCAATAGCAGTCTCCTCAGCTATCTCAATAGCCGGCTTGTAGTTTAAGTTCATGTACAAGGAAAGTTCCTCGTCATTCTCAGGTAAGTCGTCAGGCTCCATAGTAAACGGATTCATGCCTGTGTTCTTCTGTATCGTTTCAAGGATTGGTTTAGCAACCATCTGCCCTTGAATCATTTCCTGAAACTTACTTCTATTCTCTTGTGATATTGCATCCTCAGCGTAAGCCTTAACCTTAAAAAGCCTGTCAGACATTCCGTTAACAACGATGTCTACAAACTTAGGTAGAATAGGTACGGGCGTCCAATCAAGGTTTAAATATGAAAGGTCACCATCAACTGCAAGCTCAGTCTTATATTTTGCTACAGACTGCTCACCCCTTGCGTATAACCTTAGCCTATGAAAGTCTCTCCATTGGTCGTAGTATCTACATGAATTACCATCCCTCTTAAACCATTCGTACTGTATTGCTTGACCTATCTGTATTCCAAATTCTTCAGTTGCTTTCTCTGCATCTGAAACAAATTGACTAGGAAAACCTGCAGCCGATATGTTTACATTTACCTCTTTCATCTATCTTAGTAATTCACTGATTGACCCTTTGTTATTGTATCTAGCAAAGGTAACACTTATTTTTGACTGTTTTTGTTCGGGCTGATACGAGCTCTTCTGATTAGCCATAATAGCTAACCCTGAGCTAATAGAAGCATCAAACTTTGTTCTATTGTTAATATCAAATCTAGCCCAATCCTCAAGAGTTCTAGCGAAAGGCATTGAACCCATCTCATCAGAATCTCTATATGCACCACTCATATCTATACCGACATGCTTCTCTATGTAAGACTCAATAGCTGAGGCGTGTGATTGCTTTACATCCTCAGATGAGTTAGGTATTCCTCCTAGCTCTTTCTCTGTTTTTGAGAGCTTGTTAAATACCTTGTCAGGCCTGTTCATTGAGTACCCTCTGTAACCTCTATTCTTAAAGTGATACAGTAGCCTTGGCTTGTTGTTCTCACAAAGAAGCGGCATGCCATAGAATATACACGCCATCAAAACCTCCTCAAAGAATATCTCTGCAGTCTGTGGCCTAGCTATGTACTCTAAAAAAAATTCATTGCTAGGAGCTTCATCCATGTTAAACTTAGTAAGCCCATGCAAAGAACCGTTAGACCCTTTACCACCTACAGTTCCTGATATATCATAGGAGTCACACCCAAATGAACCTATATGCTCATTACCCGGGTACTTGTTACCTCTCTTGCTTACAAACCTGTTCTGAAGATTCTTATTAGGAATCCAACTTACCAAGAACCTACCACGAGTGTCGGGGCTAAATACAACCTCAGTATCCTTTACCCCTCCCTTCCAATGAAATGAGCCACGAGTTACGTGGTGCTCTGTAATCAATGAATCGTTATAGTCTATCTGTTGGTATATTTTAGTGAGGTTAAACAACGACGACTTGCTCTCATCTCTAAAAGCGTGCGACTCTGTTCTAGGAAACTGTCTATAGAATTCATTTAAAGCGTCAGCGTCACTTTTAAGTGACTCAACCTCAGCTTCCCAATAATCTACAGCCCCATTACTTATCATCTCACCATCCACCCCTAACACAGGTTTGTTAGGTTTTTTAAATACAGGCATCCCGTATCTATCAATAAAACCCTCCATATTCCATTCCATAGGAATAAACAATGCGTACATACCACTCTTAGTCTGCCCGTTGGCATTCCTAGTGTTTACATCAGAGTCTTCGTAAAGTTTCTTGAAGTTACTACCACCCTTAGATAGTGCGTTTGACGTAGAGCCCATCATGCACTTACCGATAATCTTACTACCCAAACGTAGACACGTTTTTGTTACGCGCCAATTGTTTAAGATATTATTTGGCTTAATCCACTTACCGCTCTCATCGTGTACTAGTAGTAATAGTTTCTCACCATCATACGAGTTGTCATCCGTATTCTTCCAATCTATTGTAGTGTCCAACCCCTCAAGCTCCTCAGCTTCAGTGTCGTACATATTCTTTTTAGTAATCTTAGACGCAGGGATTCTAAAAGCAAGCTCTGTCTTTGGCTTGTCCATACCGTCCATGATTGGCTTGAAGAAAAAAGGTAGCCTGCTGTTGATAGGAACAACCTTGTCGGTAAACATTTTCTTAGCATCAGAACCTGTCTTAGATAGTATACCTACCCTAGAATCTTTTGCTAGCGTACCTGTGTTCACAGCCTCTGAGGACCCCATAAATGAAAATCCTGAACGCCTTATCTTAAGGTATGTCATACCAAAAGAACGCCTGTCAGCCTTTGATGCCTCCCAAAAAATAAAGAATATCCTGTTAGCTTCTCGATAGTCGGGATAACCTACATCTATACTAGTCCATTGAAGATACATATAGTGTGAACCTGTTATGTAGGTCGGGTCACCATGATTCATGAACCAATGACCCTCCTCCCTTCTATCAAACTCAGACTCTATATAATCAACCCATCTATCCTTAAAGGGTGATGGCATCTCATTCCATTGAAATATAGAGTTTATTTTCTGCAGTTCTTTTGGAAACTCTTCACGCTCCCAATACTGCTGTGATTTTGCGCTATGCCTTTTATGGCAATCCTTAGGTGCAGGCGGTAACCCTATTCTTAGTCCTGAGATTTCAACAACCTCACCTACCTGCCCTGTTTTAGAAATGTTTACAAAGTCATACTCCTCGTTGTACCCATACAACCAACTTCGGCTACCATTCTTTTTTGATAGTGGCCTTGATGGTATGTAATCGGGGATAACACGATATAAGTTATTTTGACCTTCGTTCTGCAAATCCTTGTTTAGTATCTGTTCTATTAGGGCCCTTAGATTCTATATCTAAAGTTTCCTGCTCGCTATCAATTCTTTTTAATATCTCAAAAGCATCGAATATAGAAAGCTTCTTTGATGCCGCTGCGTTTTTCAACTTATCTGCTGCAAGCTCATCCATAGGGTCGGGCTTAATAATGTCCTCCTTTGCAACTTTAATTAGTTGCTTGACAGCTTTATATCCCGCCTCTATAATTTCTTTACGTAAATCTTTTGATTCCATACTATAGCTTCATGGTTACCTGATGGTCGAATACTCTATAAAGGGTTTTATCATCTACCTTAAACTCATACTCGCTATCAGGGCTAAAGGTAACCAAGTCACCTTCCTTTATATCCTTTGACTTTAAGTAATCGTTAGGGTACTTAACGCGTCCTATTAAAGGTTCGTACTTGCAGGACTTATCTATAAAAGTCTCTACTACAGCTACGGGCTCTATAAAACAAAACCTATCGTGGCTATTCCACTTACCATCCTGCTTGTATAAATAAAATTGGTCGTTATCTACAAAGAATAAATCATCCTTAAAGTAACTCTTACCACTCTTACGCCTACCCTTCATGTCGTTGTAAAACTTAAACACGTTGTGGTGTACTAGTAAGGTGTCACCAATCTTTATGTTCCCTGTATATCCTACAGGCGTCTCAACAACAATTGCCTCTCGGTTAGAGAACTTATGGTCTTCCTCGGAGGTACTAACCACAAACTCCATACCGCCAATGCTTTTGGTGTTGTTGTATCTCTTCCCTTCTAAAGGGCGTACAATAAAATTAAATGGAGACTTCATTACGACCCACAGGCTTCACAGTCCTCATCATCAATGCTGCAAGCATCAGGCTGTTCTTGGTCTTCTAAGTTGTTTACCCACGAATCAAACGTATCTTTTGCTGACTCTTCTGATTTCTTAAGTTGCTCTAAAGCATCTTTTTGGTCTTCGCTCATCTTAAAAATTTATATTGTACTCGATTGAAATTGGCATATTTGAGTTGAACTCTTTCCAAAGAAGAATCTCGTCCTCCCTTTGAATCCAAACCTTTATAGATTGAGAATCCTTATCCTGCTGAATAAGGTGTATCTTGTGAGAGTTGTTAAGTATATCCTGACCTACAAGGTAGTGCATAGCTCCCGACTTGTAGTCAGGGCCTACAGATATTTTTCTAATATCCATAACCCTAGAATGTTGCTATAGCTACTCTTTTCCAAGTGTCAGTAGCTGTGCAGATATACAAGTGCGTAGCGTCTGAAGCAAATTGACCCCTAACACCTGTTGATGTTGCAGTAGCAGGCACAACAGAATCGTTAAACTTCTGCATAACATCTTGCAAACTAAAGTTTTTAGTTTCATTATTACTAGATGCAACAGTACCTATTACCTTGTCTGTAAATAAGGGTGGTGAGTTAAAGTA